ATCCGATGCCCAACAACACCGGACGATTACTGCTGCCTTATATTCTGCAATCGCAAAGCCAGAAGGAAGTGACACATAATGATGCACTCAATATTCTCGACGTGCTGATTCAGGCGGTCGTGCAGGATGTGGGTTTGAACACGCCACCTGGCAGCCCCACAGTCGGACAATGCTGGGTGGTGGGTTCTTCGCCCACAGGCGCATGGGCAGGAAAAGCCAGCCAGATTGCTCAAGCGGTGGATGGTGGTGGCTGGTTTTTTGTTGCCCCATTCAAGCGGCTGAAGCTCTGGAATGAAACCACCGACGAATATGTGATGTTCGATGGCACAAACTGGGTGCCACAAGGTTTGCTGCTCAAAGAAACCGGTGAATATCTGCGTGTGGAACATAAAACCGAGGATGTGACGGTCAACACGGGCGCATTCAAGGATACCACGATTCAGATTCCCGACCGCGCTATTGTGCTGGCGGTCAACGTGCGCGTGATTACAGCAATCACAGGCGCGACATCCTTTGGCATTGGGGTGGTTGGCGATACCACGCGATACGGCAACCTGATCGGCATTGCGCTTGATTCCACCAATATCGGTATCACCAGCCCTCTGGCGTACTACGCCAACACGGCCATTCGCTTGACTGCCAACGGTGGAAACTTCACGGGCGGCGTGATCCGCACCACGATGCAATATCTCAAACCACGCGGCCCATGGACATGGTAATTTTATGACCACACACCCAGCCAAGCATAATTTCTATGTGTATCGCGGCGCGACGTTCAGCGAGCAGATCGAATGGAAGGACGAAAGCGGCACGCCTGTGAACCTGACCGGCTTCACCGCCCGGCTGCACATGCGCGAAACGCTCGAAGCGGCTGATCCGTTCCTGACACTCACCACGGAAAACGGCGGCATCACCCTCGGCGGGGTGGCGGGAACCATCCAGCTACTGGCCAGTGCCACACAAACCACAACCATTACCGCCATCAGCGGCGTGTATGACCTTGAGCTTGTCTCAGGCGCGAACGTCACTCGCTTGCTGGAAGGGCTGGTGATCATCAGCCCGGAGGTAACGCGATGACGGAAGTAGTCACCATTAACGAAGTGATCCATATCGTCAAAGTCACCGAGCCGAAAGTGCAAGTGGTGACGGTTGGAACGCAGGGACCACACGGCACCGGCGGAGATATTGACCACGCCAGCCTGAACGGGCTGGAGGCCGATGATCATCCCCAATACCACACCGATGCGCGTGGCGATGTGCGCTATTACACCAAGGTGCAGGTGGATGCCGAGCTGGCTGGCAAAGCAAACGCAGCACACGGGCATAGCGTGGCGGATGTCGCAGGGCTTCAGGCGGCACTGGATGCAAAGGCAAGTACCAGCCACGGACACACGATTGCCGATGTCGCAGGGCTACAAACCGCGCTCGATACCAAGGCAGATCAATCGGCCATGCCAAACACGGCGCTGGCGCAGGTGGACTTTGGCCACGCATCCGGTGGGGAAAGCAACTTCGCCCGTGCATCGGTGTCTGCTGCATGGGTGGCAAGCGGGTCAGTGATCCTCTGCGCGGTGGCGTCAGGATCAGCGGATCATGATCCCGAAGATGGGGCGCTCGAAGGCATTACGGCCACGGCCTGCAATCTGGTGGAAGGTTCTGGTTTCGACGTGATTGCCCATGCGCCGGGTGGCAGCTGGGGACGGTACAACATCAACATAATGGGGTTATAGCATGAGCATCATTCTCAAATCGGGTGATTCTGCCGATCTTGCATCGGTGGACGCCAATAAACGTCTGAAGATCAACCTGCCGATGGAGCTGGTGGATGCTGGCTACTCGGTGCTTGCCGGGGAATCTCACGATGGGCAAAGCGGCGAGCCGCGACTGGTTCGTGCCGCACGGGTTTCAACCGATGGCCGCCTGCGCGTGGGCGTGGATAATATCTACTGGGCGGATACCTTCAATCACACGGTGGTGGATGGCAGTGCCTATCAATTTGTCAGCGTGACGGCCACCATCGCCATGACAGGCGGCTTTCTGGTGCTAAATGCTGGTAACTCGGTCGCATCGGCAGCGGTAGCACGGGCGCAAACCTTCCGAACTTTCCCACTGCATCCGGCAGGATCACTGGAAGTTGCCTTCAGGCAGCGCTTTGCCAATAATCCCATCGCCAACAATGTCTGCGAGTTCGGTGTTGGTTTTGCCGCAACGACTGCCACGCCAACGGATGGGGTATATTTCAAACTCAACACCGCTGGCGTGCTGGTGGGCGTGATGAATATCAACGGCACGGAAACAACCACCGCGCCGATGCCTTCGCCCGTGGCCGGACAAGTGAGCCACTACCGCATCGTGATTGATCAGGATCGGATCGAGTTCTTTATCGACGGGGTATTAGAAGGCGTGATCCTGTCACCAAATACTGCCGCCGCCGTATCGCTGTCACGCTGGCAGCCGCTGCTCATGCGCTGCTACAATGCCGCCGCAACCGGCACCGCTCAGCGCATGGAAGTGGCCGATGTATCGGTGATTGCCCGTGATCTGGCACTAAACCGCCTCTGGCCTACGGCAATGGCTGGCGCAGAGTGTGGCAGCTACAACAACCCACGCGGCGCAGCGGTGGCGCAGTCTGCCAACTATGCCAACAGCGCAGCGCCGGTATCCGCCACGCTTTCCAATACGGCGGCGGGCTACACCACGCTGGGCGGCCAGTTTCAGTTTGCAGCCGTGGCCGGTGCGGAAACCGATTACGCGCTCTTTGCCTTTCAGGTTCCAGTAGCGGCAGCCGGTGGCGGCAACCGCAATCTGGTGATCCGTGGGGTGCGGATTGAAACTTTCAATATGGGCGCGGCTTCTGCCACCACACCCACGCTTTTACAATGGGCATTGGGCATTGGCTCCACCGCCGTGTCGCTTGCCACAGCGGATTCCAACACCGCAGGCACACGCTCGCCGCGCCGGGTGCCGCTGGGTATCCAGTCCATGCCGGTGGGAACGCCGATTGGTGGCGCATTAACACCCATCGACGTGAACCTTGATGCACCGCTCTATGTGGCGGCAGGCACTTTTGCCCATGTCATCCTTCGCATACCGGTGGCAACCGCCACCGCATCCCAGATCATCCGTGGGTTGGTGATGATCAACGGCTATTTTGAGTAAAAACTTCTCAAAATACCCCCAAGACACCCACAAATCCCAAAATGAAACACCGCCCTTTGAGGCGGTTTTTTTATTCCCAAACCTAAGGAGGAACCATGTCACCAAGCGACGATATTGATGTGCGCTCACAGCTGGCTGTGATGAATGCGCAGATCCAAACACTCACCAAAACGGTTGATGTGTTGGCAGAGGAAGTGAAGTCGCTCACCGCGCTGGCCAACCAGGGCAAGGGCAGCCTGCGCACGCTGTTGATCGTTGGCGGCTTATGGACGGGTTTAGTGGCCTTTCTCAGTTTCGCCGCTGGCAATCTTTCTTGGAAATAATGGAGGTTCTTATGATTACGCTACTTGGTTCACTGCTTGGCTTCCTATCGGCAGCCTTTCCTGATTTCTTAAAACTGTTCCGCGACGCGCAGGATCGCAAGCACGAGCTTAAAATCCTTGAAATGCAGATGGAGCAGCAAAAACTCGGTGCTTCCCAACGGTTGGAAGAAATCCAAGTGAACGCCGATATTGCCGAATCCCAAGCCCTTTATCGGACGTACAACACAGGCATTCGCTGGGTGGACGCACTCAACGGCACCGTGCGCCCCGTCATCGCTTACAGCTTCTTCATTCTCTATGCGCTGGTGAAGGTGATGCAGTTTTCGGCAGATCTTCCGTGGTTGCTATGGACGGCTGAAGACCAGGCGATTTTCGCAGGCATCATCAGCTTTTATTTCGGCCAACGCGCTATGGCTAAAGTTCGGGGTGGGAAATGAGACACGTCACACAAGAAGGCCTGAGCCTGATTAAGCGCTTCGAAGGCTTTTCTCCGACGATCTATGTGGATGCGGCAGGCCTGCCCACGATTGGCTACGGGCATTTGCTGCGTCCGAATGAAGCGGAGATGTTTCGGCGCGGTATCAGCCACGAGGCTGCTATCGCGTTATTGAACAAGGATGTGGAAGCCGCCGAGCGTTCGGTGCTGCGCCTGATCACCGTGCCACTCACCAACGGCCAGTTCGATGCGCTGGTGTCATTCACGTTCAATCTGGGCGGTGGGGCGCTCCAACGCTCCACCCTCCGCCGCAAAGTAAACCGCGAAGAACATGATGACGTGCCAGCCGAATTTCTACGCTGGGTCTGGGCTGGCAGGAAGAAGCTGCGCGGGCTGGTAAAGCGGAGACAGGCAGAGACCAAGCATTACGCATCATAGCAAGTGCGGTATTAAACCCACAACCTAGCCAGCTTTAACCGCTTCTAAGCAGCCTTTTCCAGTTCCTGACGCGGTCCGAAGAACTCGAAATGCACCTGCGATGCCGGGATGC